GGCAGTTTCTAAAAATGTAACTACAGAGCCTGCTAAATCAAAAGAAGTAAACATAGATTACAAAGAAAAGATACGCACGGGCAAGATAACTGTTGGTGAGGCATTTGAGGCTGTTTTAGCTAAAAAGCTAACAGACAGTAACAGAGACGATATAGATGGACTTTATCGTGCGCTGTCATCAGAGGGCATAGATTTAAATGCAAACTATTTTGACGTTTATGATACAAAAGAATTTGCAGAAGCGTTAGACCACACCACTAACACTACGGGATTTCACAGATACAAAGAGTTTGGTGCATTTGAAACTCAGTTTAATGGTCTTGTTGGCGACAGTAAAAGAAACGAGGCGTACAGAAAACTTTCAGGCAAGACTGGGATAGCCTCTACTAGCTATGGGCTAACTGGTGTTCAGCTTCGTGTTCAAGACCCTATGAGAGGTCTTGTACCTTCTGAATCTTTTGATAAGATATTTAACGATGCTCTATCTGTTGATGAAGTTACGGTAGACGACACTAAAACAGGTAAAAAGAAAACCATCACTATAGACCCTGAAGCTAGAGATTACCTCATATATGAGAGATATACAGGGCAGCGTACAAAATCTAATGTAGGTGCAGATGGTCTAAAGATAGGTGATATTCAATTCTATAAAGATGAAAATAATCAGCTTGTCGCAGAAATTGCAGAAAAAAAGGTCGGCGGCAAAACCCGTCCTTCTGCAACATACAGTGGCGCTTTTGCTGAGTTTTTACAAGATAAAGTTAACAGAGCAGATGCTAAGTTACTAGAAGGTGCAGATAGAAACACGGTTAACTTGTTTCAAACCACCGAACGTAAGGTTACTAATTTATGGGATACTTTAATTAGGCCAGAACTAGAAAAAAAGCATTCTAGAGTTCTTCCTGCAGGTAAGGCTGGTTCACACTCTGTTTTACGTAAAATACTTGCTCGACAGCTTGTACAAGAATTTAAGTTTCCCCCAGATGCTGTAAAAGCTTGGATGGGTCATGCTGGTGCAGGTGTAGATTCGTCTGGTGACATATTAGAAGGTAGCTACACAGGCGCAGTACCAGATGATCGCATTGGTCCTATGACCGATACGCTTATTAAAAATGACGCATTTAACAATGGCGTAACGTCTGCTAACGAAATGTTTATCAACAGAGGTATTTCTGGATTAGGTGAAACGTCTACAAATTACGCTGCTCCGACATCTAAGGTAGTATATACGGGTGATAACAGTGTCTTCCAGCCTAAAGTAGAACGACAGTTTACTGAAGCAGAAAAAGCGGCAATAGATGCAGAGGCTGGCGCTAGAGCAGAAAAGGCAGAGTTATCTCGTTTGCAGACTGCAGAAGAAAAACGGCAGTTTCAACGGCAAGTAGCTTTAGCACGAGAAGAAGAAAAGAAAGCCGATAAAGCGCGGTCTGTAGAATTAGGCATTACAGAAGAGGCAGCAGCAAAAGGTGACGTTCCGCCAGAATACAAACCCATGTTTGAAGACGGCAAGTTCGACTTAGACAAGCTGCCAGAAGATACAGCACAGCGACTTAGAAAAGCTATGGGAAAGCTACCCGCTATCATTCCGGGTTTGGGAGCAGCAGCCACTTATACTTCAGAGGTAGACGCTGGTACGCCACCAATACCAGCAGCTATTAAATCAGTAATTGCAGAAACACCAGCAGGTGATGTTATGGCTATACAAGAATTAGGCGAAGAGGCAGGAAAGCCTCTAGTAGAAAAACTATCGAAGTCCGTACCTGAAGAGGGCTTTGTATCAGGGTTATCCCGCGCTCTTTCCGGGCAGGGCATGGGAATGAACTATAGTTCCGGCGGATTTATAAACAAAAACGGGAGATAAGAATGCCTAATAATAACTACAATTATGGCGCATCTTATATCAACAGTGCTTGCACTACATCTGTTGACGCTAACATGGGCGAAACACAGTTGTACCGCGAGAAGCTTGAGTTTGACACAAAGACTGCTCAAGGCGTTTTAACTGAAGATATGCCAAAGAAGATGACCAAAACTGCAGTTGACGCATCAGTAATGAAGATGGCTGAACAGCGCGACTATTAAGGAATAGAGATGTCGGACGATACCCTACAGCCGTACGATGATGATGATATCCCGGTAATCGACCCTAAAGGTCAGATGCCCGGACTTCCCGGCTACATTCGTGAAAAGCAGGATGCAGCAGAGAAGGCACGATACTCATACGAGCAGAACTGGCTTCAAGCGTACAAAAATTTCAGAGGAATCTATGATTCATCCACTCAGTACAGAGATTCTGAGAGGTCAAAGGTATTTATCAAAACTACCAAAACAAAGGTTCTGGCAGCTTACGGGCAAATCGTCGACATTCTATTCACCAATAAGAAGTTTCCATTAGTCGTAGAGTCAACCCCTATCCCAGAAGGGATTGCGGAGTTCGCACACATGGAAACGCCTGCAGACCAAGTTGTTCAAAGTCCGTTTGGATTTCCGGGCGACGGTATGCAGATTCCACCCGGCGGAATGGAGCTAGAGAACCCTCAACAGAACTTAGGTATGTATGAGGGCATGGGACTGAAAGAAGGTCCGGCTCTGTTGGGTGAGGCACAGGTTCAACCTGCAAAAGAGATGGCTCAACGTATGGAGAAGGAGATTCACGACCAGCTTCTCGATACTGATGCTGTAAATGTTTTTAGAAAAGCTATATTTGAAGCTGCATTGCTTGGCACTGGTATAATTAAAGGCCCATTTAACTACTATAAAAAGGTTAACAAGTGGCAGCGTAACGAGGAAACGGGAGAACGGGAATACACACCGTACGAAAAAATGACACCTCGTATCGAGCCTGTTTCAGCATGGGACTTCTTTCCTGACCCTTCTGGTACAAGCATTGATGACTGTGAGTATGTCATCGAACGTCACCGTATGAACCGTCAGCAGATTCGTTCTTTGATGCTTCGTCCACACTTTGATGCTACTGCAATTGAAAACGTACTGGCTGTTGGCCCTAACTACGTGGACAAGTATTACGAAGACACTATTCGTGAAGATGAGTCCCAGTCGTACTATACTGAAAGTCGTTTTGAAGTACTAGAATACTGGGGCGTACTGGATGCGAGTTTAGCTCGTAGTGTAGGTCTTGACATTGCTGAAGATATTGGCGCATTTGACCAAGTACAGATTAACGCATGGATATGTGGTAACGAAGTACTTCGCTGCGTACTTAACCCGTTTACTCCTGTACGTTTACCGTATCAGGCATTTCCTTACGAAATTAACCCCTACCAATTGTGGGGTGTAGGTGTCGCAGAGAACATGGAAGCTTCGCAGAAGCTAATGAACGGTCATTACCGTATGGCTATTGATAACTTGGCTCTTGCTGGTAACTTGGTTCTTGACGTAGACGAAGCCAGCCTTGTACCCGGTCAGAACATGGATATCTTTCCCGGCAAAATCTTTCGTCGTCAGTCAGGCGTTACAGGGACAGCTATCAACGGTATTAAGTTTCCTAACACTGCTCCTGAAAACATTCAGATGTATCAAATCTCACGCCAGCTTGCAGATGAAGATACAGGTATCCCGTCAATCATGCACGGGCAGACTGGTGTAACGGGAACAGGTAGAACAGCAGCAGGCTTATCTATGCTTATGGGTTCTGCTGGATTGTCCATGAAGACAGTCATTAAGAACATTGACGACTATCTGCTGAAGCCGCTTGGCGAAGCGTACTTTCAGTGGAATATGCAATTTAACGAGAAAGTAGAGGATATCGAGGGTGATTTAGAAATCAAACCTCGTGGTGTAGCAGCAGTTATGCAGAAGGAAGTACGCACACAGCGTCTTACTGCGTTGCTACAAACAGTAGCTAATCCTATGCTTGCTCCGTTTATCAAGATTCCAAACCTGATGAAAGAGCTAGCTATATCCCAAGACATAGACCCTGACTTGTTGGTTAACGACGCTAACGAAGCTCAAATCTATGCTAAAATGTTACAAGGAATGATGGCAAATGCTCAACAAGGAACAGGCGCAGAAGCTAGCCCCGCTTCTCAACAACAAGGAATGGCCTCTGATGGAGGATTACCTGATGGACCTCCGCGAACTGACGATTCGGGGCGTGGTAACAGCACAATCGGAGTCGGAACTGCTCCGGGCGCAGGGGAAGCTGGCTTTACTGGAAACTCTCCTGAAGTTGAAGAATAATTACGAAAAGGTAGTAGAGAATGGCAAATCCTTACAGTAGAGTACTTAGCAAAGACCAATACCTTAATTCGTTTGTAGATTTTTACAATCAGACACTTGGTACAGGTATCTCTAGTTCTGTTGCAGTAGACCCTACAGAAGACCAAGACCAGCAGCAAAGTGCTGGGCCTAACATTTTTATGGGTTCAGGGGAAGACCCTGCTGGATTTTATACGCCTACTATCACGATGAATAGCCCTGAACAGGTTATGTCTCGTGCTACTAAGGAAATCGCAGAAGACAGAAACGATAATTTTTTTAAGGACTATAACGTAAGAGAACAGATAAAAGAATTTTACAAAACTGATGCAGGTAAGTTTGTTGGGGGTGTTAGCGCTTTTACAGGAAGTGCCATACCTGCTGCTGTAGTCGCAGGGGGCATGGCTATATCTGAAATAAATAGAAGAGCTAAAGACAAAGCAGCATACGATGTGTATGCAGCAGGTAATCTTGCAGGCTCTACTATGACTGTAGGTGGACAGGACATTATTCGCAGACCCGGCTCTACTAACTACATTGGTACTGTTACTGGCGACCCCAAGCAGATTTACGCTCAAGAACAGATAATGTACGGTTACATTCCCGGCACGATGAAAGAAAGTCAAGGCGGAGAAGAAGATGGTGGCATCTGGTCACGCACGGGTTTTGAGGGATTGTTGAGTGCAGACACTGTTGCGAAGCTAGAACTTAAAGGAAACTACGACGCGTATGGCAACTTTTATACTGCAAACGGCACATCGGGTGCAGGTACAATGGAAGCAGGACGGGCCTTATACAACGAAATTGTGTATGGTGGCGGTGATGGTAGAAATCCTACCAATGCAGAAGTAGTCGCCTTTATGAAGGATTTTAGAGAAAACTTTGCGGCTGAAAAGGCGTGGTACACAAACGTATGGAATGTGAAGCCTGAAGATTACGCAAACGCCCGTAAGACTACCATAGAAAAGCTACGCGATAAGTATGGTATTGATAGCACAGGAACAGAAGCGCCTACCGCCACTCCTACTACGGATACCCCTACCCCAGATAGCGGCACTACTCCTGACTTTAGTGTACCCGGCAGTACTGTCAGTGAAAGCACAAGCGATAGCGGGGATACTACTTACGTTTACTCTGGTCAAGACTCACAGGGCAACACAGTAACAACCAGCAGCACATACGATGAAGCAGGCATGAATATAACTGCGTCGTCTTCTACATCTACAGCTAAAACTGCACAAGATGATATAGTTGGTCCAGTGTCCCGACCTGAAGTAAGTATTAGCAGAACGTCTTCCGATAGTAGTGACAATGGTGATTTTGTTGGAGGTGGTACTAAATTTAGCGGTAGTACTACTAGCTATGGCACTAAAGTATCTAGCAACGTAGGTGGTGCAGGCGAACACGCAGACATTGGTAACTACGTTACAGCGAAGCAGAAAGCAGAAGAGTCAGGCGGCGGCGGCGGAAACGACGATGGTTGTGTAATCGCAACTCACGGCATCTCTACTGGTGGCTTTACTTTGATGGAAAAGGCAAAAGCAGAACTGTGGTGTCAAAAGACTTATCACGGCAAGTGGTACGGCGAAGCATTTAGAAGAGGCTACAGAGCAGCAGGACAGCGCTGTATTGATAGTGGCAATGCAGAACAGCACTATCAGGAGTTCAAGGACTTTGTAAGCTATGGCAGAGGCGTGAAGAAGGGCTACAAGTTAGCTATCAACTACTATCTTCGCACCCTACAGTTTTTCATCACTGGTATGTTTTTAGGAAAATAGCATGGCTCTAACACCTAGAAAATCTGGCGTAATTGGCGGAATGCCGTCACAGTTTAACGACCAACAGACTGTCGCTGATGATGTGCCTATGAACGGTAAAGAAGGCGGCATGGTTATTAACGCTGCTGCTATTCAGCAGATGGGTGAGCAAGACTATCTGAAGATGCTACAAAAAGCCCACGAGTTTTATCTTTTACGGGGTGGGTCAGACGCAGGTACACAATTAACTGAGCCAACTGCCGCATCCCTACAGCAAATTCTAGTGTCTCGCGGCGAAGGTTACATCGAACCAGAGCTAGTGGCAATTATCGGAGAAGACCGCCTTACCAAGATAAACAATCGCGGTAAAAAGGCTACAGAAAAAAAGATACAAGAAGCAGAGCAAGAGCAGCCTCAACAGCAGCAAGGATTTATTCCTCGCGCAGCAGAAGGCATAAAGATAGAAAAGAACGAAGGCTTTGTTACTCGTGATGTAGGCGAACAGGTAGATATGGAAGACTACTTGCCTATTCCGCAAGAAACTGTAGATAAGCTTGTAAAGTTTACCACAAACAAAAAGCCTACTCGTACGCAGGTAAAGAACTTTATTCAAAATGACTTGACTGATGAAGAAGCGTTAGCGCTAATCGTTTTTACCGAAACTTCATCTAACACTGCCGACTTTGATGACATGCAAGCTATTGCTCAAGTGGTACGTAATCGCATAGCTTCAGACGACTTTGACTTTGGTAAGCTTAAAAGCGTCAAGGATGTAGCACTACAGCACGTAGCTAACAACCCAGATAAAGCATTACAGTTTTCAGGGCTTGAACCAAGCAAGATATATCCTCGTCTAAAAGAGTTACGGGATGGTAAGGCAGACATCGGCTTTAGAAAGAGCCTTGCAGCCGCACAGAACGCCCTGAACGAAGAGACAGAGGGTTCAACTCTACTTCCCGACAACACCCTATTCTATACTCGCTCTGACGCGAAAAATCAGTGGATGCGTGATTCAGATAAGCTTGAGTATGGTGCAGAGATTGGAGAACACGAGTTCTACTATCCTAGAACTTCCCGTGAGTTTCCATAGTATTCGTCAGCTACCCGCGTATGCGGCCCTGACATAACCGAAGCGGCTACCTACTCGCCAAGTAGCCCCGCAATTTTGAGGTAAATAAAATGGCAAAAAAGGTAAAAGGCCATCGTGCTAATAAACCAAACGACTCTTTTGGGGTAACTAATGACTCCGGCTTGTATCGCGGCGAATACCGTGATGAAGTATATCAGGAAACTGATGAAGAAGAAACAGAAGAGTTACAAGCTGACCCTGCACAAGAAGCAGCTACTCAGCAAGAAGTTGGTGACAGCTTCGTTCCACAGAAACAAGAAGCAGCAAACGACGAAGGACACGACTATAAAAAGCGTTATGATGACCTGAAAAGGCATTACGACGAAAAGATAGCAGAGTTCAAGTCGGAGCGTGAGCAGCTTTCAGACCAGTTAAAAAACCTAAAAGAACGGGCATACGAAATGCCTAGAGGTGTCAAACCGCCCAAGACTCTTGAAGAGTTAAAGGAGTTTAAGGAAAGATATCCTGACGTTTTTGAGGTTGTAGAAACAGTGTCTAGCATACAGGCTGAATCACAGCTTTCTAAGCTTCGTGAAGAAATGGACGTAATCAAAAAACGGGAAAAGGACTTAGAGAAGCAAAAAGCGTACGAAGAGCTTCTCAGACTACACCCAGATTTTGATGAGTTAAAAACCTCAAACGAGTTTATTAACTGGCTGGATGCACAACCACAGTCACTTAGCGACGGTATCTACAAAAACAATACAGATGCCAAGCTTGCGGCAAGAGTGGTGGACCTTTACAAAGTCGATACTGGTGTCGGCAAGAAAAAGCCTTCTACTAAGGCTACGAAGGAGACAGACGCGGCTGCTAGCGTTTCACGCCCTGCAGCTAAAGAAATCTCCACCAATGATAAAAGTGGCCGCATTTGGAAGGCTTCTGAAATCGGCAAGATGAAATCATGGGAATTTGAAAAGTTTGAAAAGGAACTTGATGAAGCCCGTGCTGAAGGCCGAATAGATTACAACAACTAATCCTCATAAGGAAGGAATGACTAATGGCTTTTAATAGAGCAGCAGGTTATAATAACCTACCTTCTGGGAACTTTACCCCAGAAATCTTTAGCCAAAAAGTTCTTAAATTCTTCCGTCGTGCTTCGGTTGCAGAAGATATTACGAATACCGATTACGCTGGCGAAATTGAGAACTACGGCGACACCGTGCGAATCATTAAAGAACCGACAATTACGGTTTCTTCTTACTCTCGCGGTTCAACAGTTAACCCACAAGACTTGGCTGACGACCAGACAACTATGGTTGTTGACCAAGCTAACGCTTTCGCATTCAAGATTGATGATATCGAAGAGCGTCAGTCTCATGTTAACTTTGAGGCACTGGCAACTTCTTCAGGTGCATACTCTCTGAAGCGCAAGTACGATGGCAACATCCTGACCGCAATGTTTGACGGCGCAGGTATCTCATCTGAAACTGGTGCAGCTACTGCTACCGTTTCTGGTCTGGGTACTTTGGGTACACCTTTGTCAGGTCAGACAGGTGATAACCTTGTCAATATTATGCTGAAGATGGCTCGTGCGTTGGACGACCAGTCCGTACCAGAAGAAAATCGCTGGTTCGTGGCTGCTCCTGCTTTCTACGAGACTCTGTTCGGCGCAGGTGCAAAGTTTGCTGAAGTTCAGGTAACTGGCGACGGTACTTCACCTCTGCGTAACGGCCTTGTAATGCAGGGCAATATCGCAGGCTTTAACTGCTATAAGTCAACAGCTATGAACGCTGCTGGCACAGACACTGTAGACGTAACAGGCTTGGGCGCTGGTGAGTTCCCAATCTTGGCAGGTCACATGTCTTCAACTGCAACTGCTTCGCACATCGCGAAGACCGAAGTTGTACGTTCAACTGAAACCTTTAGCGACATCGTTCGTGGCCTGCACGTGTTTGGACGTAAAGTCCTTCGCCCGGAAGCTCTCGTTCGTAGCGTTATCAGCCTGTAAAAGGAGACTGAATTATGGCGACTTTTACAATTACTGGT